GTCCCGAGAAGCGCTGCATGCCGTACAAACGACGACGCGCTGATCAAGTCAGTGCTGGATGGTATTTCGAGGAGGATACCTCGACCCACCACCACTTCCAGACTCCAAGGGACACCAGGACGAACGTCCACCTTTACGAGTAGTATCGCTGGATACTTTCCAGCGGTACAGAGACGACGGGATGTTTTCCTCTTGCGACGAGTTGTCGCAAGTCTTCCAAATCTTGCAGAACCGTGCGGACCTCAGCATTAGCCCTCTTGCTGATCCCCTTCCGCAACCCCACTGGCCAGCACAATTTTGGAAAGCCATGGCGGCCGGCTTGCAAGTCTCTCCATAACTTTTCGTTATGTCGCAGACTCTGAAGCCCGTCGCCTTGGGACCATGGACGGCATGAGCCGCCCATATCCAAAGTGTGATGACCAGTGAGGAAATTATGCAGAGCGATTCGTGTCACGAGGGCACTAAGATCGTCCTCTTCACAAAAAGTGAGAGGACGGGTCAAGCAGCCGAAATTCTCTCGAACCAGCTGCATCGCGTCTGCATAACCTAACTTACCTTCGACACTCGGCGTTCGCACCTGTAAGGAGCCTAAAGAAATGGCCCTACACAGACGGACATCGAGTTCGGAGGGGAAGTCACCTGTCGGCACTAAGCCGAGTCCTCCAAACCGCTCACTCACGTACCATGGTACGTGAACTTTGTCAAGGACACCGTGGTTCTTTCGTATGAACAGGTCATGAACAGACCGTTCCCACTGTCCTGCCTCTGCCATCATTTCACGATGCCTCGCTCCTATGGACAAACATCGGTCATTACCGATCAAATCTTCGACTCCGGCTTTCCCTTCGGAACGCTTGAGACCGTAGACCAGACCGAGATTGACTAATGGCACATAGGAGTAGGGCTGACGTCGCCAAGCGCCGGAAACCGGGTCGGAAAAACCGAACTCGAGTTCCTGCGCGGCGGTCATATGTGATCTAAACCACAGCAACCTAGAATTCATCTCGATGAACTTCGAGCTGAAGTAGGTCTTTCCGACACTCTCCTTCAGTCCCAACTCCCGGGCGTAAACGCCCCAGTAGTAGCGACCAAGAGGAGAACAGCGGAAAACAAGATCATCTCCATTAATTAACAGAGGGATCTGCTGTGCCTTATAACGCATACGTCTGCCGGAGAGCGTCGAAAGATCACGCTCCAACACCATGCGACATACAGTGAAATTGGCAATACACAACAAAGGAAAAGAGATGATGGAGCCCATCAACTGCCCACGCATCTGGGGCCGCGCCACTCCATCAGCACAAACAAGTTTGTGCTGTGTGAGCGCGCGGTAACCCAGCTCCGTTTCGGCAGCTGAGAGCTTCAGCACCTGCGCAAGTTCCTCCCATATGACGTTCGATACCCAACTTCCGAGGTTGTCCGTCGCGGCTTCATAGTCGCCGGACAGAAAACCCCAGAAGGGGGGTAGTCGCCCGCCAAGAATGTTCAAGAAATCGAGCGGCTTCAAATCACCGCCCGACTTCAAGGAACAAAAGGAGGGAAATTTGCAGAGGTGCTCTCTTAACTTACGCTGAAGAGGCTTAAGTACAAAGTAAGTAAAAGCGGGTCCCTTAGTGATCACTCGGATCTTAAGGGCCTCAGCAAGACCTACCGGTTTACACAAAGGTTCCTCATTCATCGCCCGGCGGAGCGCCCAAAACCAGAAGTCTCGTGAGAGACTTTCTAGCGCAGACACGTCCGCCACCGCGCGGGCAGCGCGTGCCAGACTCGTCCGGTACACGCGGCCCACAGGGAAAAGCTCATGAGGACGCACATCGTAAATCGGAAGCGGCTCATAAGAAGGAGCCAGCTTCAGTTCGTGGTCAAAGTGCCACCCGAGCCCGATCGGCTTCGGCGCGCACTGTCTCCGAAAACGGAGCCAGCCGCGTTGAAGTAACTGGGCCGCACCGCCCTTACTTTGGGCGGCCTGAAAGCATGCTGAGATAGAAGGGAAGAGAGGACGCGATCGGTCTTCGACCGTGTAGGTGCAATCGGCGAACAACTCTCTAGTCGTTCGTCTAAGCTCCTGCATGATGGTTGACCGATCACACAACCAGCCGAAGCCTTCCGCGTCGTCGTCTAAATCGAACTCCACAGCGTCTGCCCAACGGCAGCCGTCAAGGAGGCGACCCACACGGTAACGCGGAATGTCCTCGGCAGGATCAGGCGATGTAAGAAATTTCATCGTCTCGTCCGCCTTAGTCTGACACATTCTCTTGTCAGGCCGAGGCATACCTTTCTTGGCGAGCTTCAAAGAAGCAAGCATACCAAGAAAAGTACTGGAGTCAGCGGATCTGAGTCGACCGTTTAAGAAACGGTACCCAGCACCGCTGACAAGGACGTGAGGTTTGTCTATGCTGTCAAGAACAGCAGGATGCGGGGGTAACGGTTGACCCGTCCATGACGAAAAGAAGGCTGCCAACTTGTATTTAGCAAGAGGCATCCACTTTCCGTCGAAGGCCGGAAGCAATCGTTTCCAGTGTGCAAGAGTCTTCTGTAAACAGTGACTCCGCAAACTGGGATGAAAGCCCCAGACCTCCAACAGGTCAAGCACCGCATCAAGACAACCCTCAAGCTCGTAACCAAAGCTGTTAACCTGAGCTTGGGGACTTCGTCGCTGGCATGCAGCTTTGCCAGAGACCTCCTTGAATAATTTCATATACCAATGGAGCGGACCAATAGTGTGTTCTGCTGCG